CAGCCATCTGTTTTCCGACGGTAAGATGAGCGTCATATCCTTTGAACCAATCCAAATCATCAGGCAGTACAATAACGCCACCATCGTTGACTGCCCTTGCATGAAGCTTCCAGCGCACCGCCCAAAGCGTTGCATTGATTTTATCGAGCGAGCCTGAGTACAGGCATTCGGCGTTGATGCTCCGCCCGCCGCCGAAAGAAACGGGAAGAAGCACGCGTTTGATAGCGCCGACTACCGCAGAAACGAGCGACAAAGCGCCGTTGTACAAGCGGTCTTGATTATCCGCGCGGTATAACACCCAACTGACAAACTCGATAAAGCAGTCATCTTCAACATCTTCATCGCGGATATGTGCAAGAGAGGTGATTACCGCCGGAGTCTTTTGCATAAGGCGGCGGATTTCCGCTTCATCAAAATTGCCCGGATGGGAGCTTATGGTTATCCGCTTATCGTGTGCGAATGCTGCTTGCAGCTGCTTAACTACTGCATCGCGTATATCCAAATACGTTACCGTCATCCGATTTTTCCTTTAAGAAACAGTACCGCAAGTTCAGTTAAATCGGCAATATCGTCAGTGCTTAATCCGAGGTATGGACGAGCAGGGATATTCCGCGGTTTATAGCCCCATTGATGGACGGCGGCATATTCCATAACAGAGCCGACCAGTACATCCCAGCTGCTTTTGCGCTGCACTTTAATCGAGGATTGCAGCATCCCCGAACGGTGTAAAAGAGAAACGACCGATTCAAGACCTTTCGCTTTTAGTCCGCGCAGCGTAGACGCGGCATAATCCTGCCATTGGTTACCTTCAGGATCGCGTTGCGTTTCAAGGATTCTTGAACGCGATTGCTCGACAATTTCCTCCCCGAGCCCTTTCATCAGCGCTTGCCGGTCAGAGGCTGAAAGCGCAGAATGATTGAGAACCTCTGCCAGTTTTTGCATTTCGCCGAGATCGACGGTAACCATCGCGCCGCTCAAATTATCGTTCCTTTTTTCCAGTAGCGCGGATCGGCGGCATCTTCGGCTCCTCCCCCGATAACAAGGGATGCTTCCTGTAAGTCAGGCCCGGATAGTCCGCCTTTAAATTCGCGGTCTATTTTTTCTAAGAGCTTTATGCTGTCTTTATACCAGTCCCGCGTATCTTCGCTTGACGTTACCGTATCGGTTAAACGGTGTACGGCAATGTCAGCGCACATCCCCTTTAAGGCAGCATCAAACTGCGCAGGGATGGGATTGATAAGTTCGGCATCTTTTAAAAGCCACGGAAGCTGCGCAACGATTATTCCCGTTGCGTCAGTCAGCGCAAGATCGATACGCGCCGTATCGAGTTCGCCGTTTTCATTCAGCGGCAGACTATTACGCGGGGTGCGCTGTTCCAGTTCCGCGGCGGTTAAAAAAGACTTCATCCGATCGTCTTTCCGTCAAGCCACGGATCGTTTTGTAAGATTTCTGCAACCTCTTCCGTAACTTCGTATTCAGCATCAACCGGTGTAAAACGTAAGCCCGCACGAAAGTATGAAGGCTTGCCGGTTTTACTCCGGCATCGAATGCGGATTTTTTTCGTGCCGGAATCGCCGCTATTGCTGCCGGAATTTTCAGTTCCTGCGTTGTTATCAGGATTGCTGTCGCCTTGATTTTTCGGCGTTTTTTCTCCTGAAGGTTCAGCGGGAGTATCTCCGCCAGTGTTTTTTTCTTGCGCAGTCTTTTTCGCATCTTCTACAGCTTTCGCCGTTGCAAAAAGTTTATCCTGTGCTGTCTGTACAGCTTTTTTTATTCCTTCGAGCTTTTTCTTGAGCTTTTCATCATCAGGCTTGCTTTCAAGTTCTTTTTCCGCGTCATTCCGTTTCTGAGCGAGAGCCTCTAAGTTTTCTGCGGCTTTCTTATATTCCGCTTCCAGCTGCTCAAGAGTCTTTTCAGTCTTTTCCATCCTTCACTCCTTACATCCAATGGCAGACGATGAGCTTCACGCGGTTATAGTTGATGTTCGATTCGCCGCCGGTTAAATTCTGTTTTAAAAGAATTGCTTCCGCTGCTGCACGGTTTGAGAAATCAACAACTAAATGCGTTGCCCGTAAGCCGAGCGGATCACCGCCATCTCTCTTAAAGGCTTCCATCATGCTATACGCCTTTTGGAAGTTATCCGCCGTCAATGCTTCTTTCGAAGCGACAGCCTGTTGCCATAATCCGTAGCCCCAGTTCCCGCGGTAACGGATACCGTACAGGTATTGGTCTTTCATAAAGACCGTTGCATTTTGCGTGTCTTTGATTTCATCAAAGTCAGGCGCAAACCGCTCCTGCATGATAAACGGCTTTAAGGGTCGGCTTAAATCAAGCAAGAACCACGGCGCTCCGCTGCCTGAACCGAGTATGTTTGAAGTAGGCGTATTGCTTCCTGTCCCATCCGTCTTTTCATAGACCGGATGATCGGTATCAAAGAAGTTCTGCCCGTCATAGCACAAAGCGGTAAAGCCGTTTGTCATAAGCGAGGCAATTTCTCGCCAGAAAAAGTCAAACACTTCCCGCCCTTGACTTTGCGCAAGTGCGCGGTATTGTCCGAGGCAGTCGTCTTCAATGTCGGTTCTCTTAATGCCGAGCGTTGCTTCATAGAGCTTATTCTCAATTTCATACGAGAACTCTTTCATATCATTGATGACACGATCGCCGATCCATTCTCTCATTTTGGGAAATGCACCGAGCCATGCATACGAGTTTGACCGCGTACTACTTGGAACGATGGTAACCAGCTCCTTATAATCTTCACGGTTGAACGCCGCGTCAAAAGCTTGCCGGAACTCGGCACGCACCATTGTGCGTAAGCCTTGCAGCGTACTGTCTTTGATCATCATAAATTATTTCCCCTCCTTAATTTTGAGCCATTCCTCTTTCGTATAGCCCATCGCTTTACACATATCCAGCTCCTCCGCATTCAGTTCCGTGTGTGTTTCGCTTGCAGGCGGCGTACCTGCTGCAGCTGAAACACCGGCCGGTATAATTGCAGGGGTGCTTTCCATAATCTTTGCAAAGTTTGCAAGTCCTTCTTCCGATGCACACATGGCAAGATAGGCATCCTTACTTGCAGGCGCGATCTTGCGCTCGCTCACCGCTTTTTCAACAGCGATGACGGCTTTCTCTTTCAGCTGTGCAGCGTTGAGTTCTGCAAGCTGTGTCTCCGCGTTCACCGCCCGCTCTTCCATTTGCACCAAGTCCGCACGCGGAGCATACGCGGTAAGGTCAACCGGCTTTGCGCTATTGAGCTGTGTTTTTAACGCAGTGATTGCCGTAAGCACGTCGTTTTCCGTTGCGTCTTCACGAAGTCCCAACGCCGCGCAGATTTCTTTATTCATTCCTTTCTCCTTTGCCGGATTATCCGCCGGCGCGGTCTGTGTACTGTTTAATATGGGAAGATTAATATTCGGTGTATTGGTAAGACCCGCTCGTAAGATGCACTCTATTACGCCATTGGCGCTTACTGTAAAGACAGGAGAGATGTAGCGGTATTCTTGATTCTCTAAGGCGACTTTTCCCCGTGCTGTCCAAGAAACAGCTGCTCAAATGGAGCCGTCTTCTTTTGCCGTGATAGCACTGAACCAACCCATTGCCGGAGATTCTTCTCCTTTCGGAGCGCGTAAATCCGTGGCATGGTTTTCATCGATGATGTGCTGAGGCAAATACTCATTTGATTTTTGCGCGATTAACTCCGGATTGTTTTTAATCCAGCGCCGCCCGTCGCGCCCTGCAACATATTCGCCTGCGGGTAAAAGCTGTATTGTTTCGGGAATTTTCCCGCTTTCAGCATTCAGGCATAAAAAAAGGCTGTCGGTGTTCATCCCCGACAGCCTATCCTGTTTTTTCCCTTATCATCAGATAATCAGTATTAAAATTTACCCTTGTTTTTTTTCATACGAGCAGTCAAAATTAAACTCATTTTGACGCAATGCATCTTGCCCTTCGTGATAGAGCCGGTACATTTGATTAAACGACATTCCGTATTCACGGCAAAGGTCGCGCATTGAGTCAACCGAACCGTTATACCTTTGTGCAATCTCTTGGGCAATCTGTTTTCTAAATGCCGTTTTTTCTACCGGGATATACCACTGCACGCCACCGTAAAGCCGCGCAATAATTTCGTATATCAGCTCTGCATCGGCATCCCCAACCGCGTCAGCTAACACGCCGTAGATTTCTTGCCCAATGCGGGATTGTGTTCTTTTCTGTTGCGGTATGTATACCAGCTGCCCGCCGAACCAACTACTTAACGCTCGGACTGCTTGCAGTGCCCGCTTATCTTCTATCCCTCGTCCGGCAAGCTCCCGCAGCATTTCCTGCATTAAGTTTTCCACCCATCTCCTCCTTATCGCATCATATTTCATTGTATCCCGTCAGGGTCATAGCCTGCCTGTACCGCGATATCGCGGACGGCTAGGATGACTTTTTGAGCAGTCTTCACATCAAGCCACCGCAGGTAGGGAACACCGGTAATACGCTTGATAAAACGGTTGAGAGCCGCTTCCGTTTTTACCCGTGCGGAAAGCTCCCATAAGCCTTTGATGTATTGTATCTGCTCTACCGTTGCCCGCCCGACTTCTTCCGCACTTGCAGCCATCTTTTTTACCTGAAAGCCTAAACCTTTTAGCGCCTTGAGCACTGCTTCAAGTTCGGTAATGGTAAGCTCCGTACTGCTCGTTTTACCGGTTGTCCCTGCAAGCAAGGCTCGGTATGCTTCTTCGTCCAAACCGACCTTCTGCCTACCGACATGGATAAGTCTAATCAGTTGTCCTTTCTTGGTTTTATACGTTCCACTACTCATACTGTTCATGCTCCTTAAAATGCCGTTAAACGAGCTTATGCACCAAAGCCGATACTTTTCTCGACACACGCGCTCCTAAGCCCTGTAAGCGCCTTGCGCTGTACAGCGCAAGGCGTTCATCTTTACCCTTCGACACTGCGTTCTGCCCGTGCCTTTTGTGCAGCCGACAGCTGATTTTTATTCATGTAATACTCCATCGCATAGGCGGCAAAATATTCAGGTTTACCGAATTTTTTCTCCCGTACATACGCAGCAATCTCCTGATAATTTTCAATCTTGACCCGCAATGTTTTTACCCTGTCAGTTTGCTCCGTCATATCATTGAGTCCGTTTATGATAAGGTAGCGGGCTAATGCAGCAGGTTTGTCAAACCCATCTACTTTTGCCTTTTCGCTTAAACACGCCAGAAGCTGATTATCTAATGTCAGCGTCATCTTCCTTTTTCCACCCATAGTTACTCCACTCCTTACAAAGAATTGACGATATCGGCATCGACAATTTGACCGCCGAGTTCTGCCGCAAGGTTCATTGCCCGCCGCATCCAGTTGTTGACTAAAAGCGGATAGGCAATACTGTAGACAAGCTGCTGACTGCGTGTTTGCCGCCTGAGCTTTAAGGCAAGCGCTTCACAACCTTCATCGGTGATGATACTCTTGCGCTCCCTTTTAAGACGAGCAAACTTTACATCAAGATAAGCGGCAATATCTTTTCCGCTTCCAAGAGGAGCCAGTTCCAGCACTTCCATACGCCGGATAACCTCGCGCGCTTCCCAGTTTTTTGCTTCATCGAGTTTGCCCTTCATTTCTGGCTGCCCAATCAAAATAATTGCCAATAACTTTTTAAAGCCGTCTTCCAATTCCCAAAAGCGTTTTAAATATTTGAGCGTTTGAATATGCAGGTCGTGCGCTTCTTCAATCATGAGTACATGGCTCCAGCCTGCACGGCTTGAATTGGTCAGTATCCGCTCAATTTGCCGCGCCTTCCCTTCAAGCGTCCGCTTCGGCTTTTCTTCCGAGCAGTCCAGAATAATGGCATCGCAGATACTAGCAGCGGTAAGACGCGACTTGTCGATAATGCGCGGGGTAATGACCCGTACCTTTTGCCCTTCGTTTGGCATCCGGTCTATGGCATCCCGCCGTAAGGTTGTCTTGCCGGAGCCGGACTCTCCAATGAGCGCAAGCATTCCGCCCGCCCGCGCAGTCTGATACAGATACTCCGCAATAAATCGGGTATCTTCGCTCATGTACACATCCGCCGCTTTTGTTACGTCTCCCGTAAACGGATCGGATACCACTTTAAATGCTTTCCTCGCCTGTAGTGTCAGCATTCTTCATCCTCCTTGTGTTGTTTATTTTAAGCTTCCGTCTATATCAAAAAAAATGCCGCTGCCGGTATTGTCCCCGGCCGGGCCGCCTGCGGCATAGCGTAGGTTTACGAATCCCTCAAACGGTTTACGGAGCCACCGTCTCCAACTTACCTTTCTCGGCTACTGAAAGGTTTTATTTTTCTTTAATCCATTAGCTTTTGAATGTCTTCCGGTTTTACGCCCATGCCGATAAGCAGCAAGGTACAATAGCCGATGATGTCGGCAACATCATTGATACGCGGAGTGTTTTCCGTATTTGCCATAATGCGCCCGATCTTATCGTCAAGGCGTATCAAGATAGAATTAACTGCATCGCCTTTATAAAAAACCTGCTTTGGCTGTAATGCGGAGTCTCCATATTTTTGGTTTTTGTACAAAAGTAAGTCCCGCATTGCTCCCGTAATTTCGATGATGTTCTCTTGGGTTTCAGTGTGGTTATTCATTTATTTTCTCCTTAAAAAAAGTTATCCGAGTTGCGCAAGTTCCTCGCCGTGCGCATACTCTGCCGCAAGTTCGTCAATGGCTTGCGACGGTACATTGTTTTCATACTCCGCTTTCATCCGCTCAAGGAAACCGTCCGGCACATAGCCCAGCCGTGCTTTTATCCGCTTTGCCGCTTCTGCGCCGCTGATCAAAATGTCGTGCATCTGTACGGAATCGACGGTGATTTGTGTTCCCGTTTGTGAGCGGATAAAAAGGCTCTGTGCGTCAATATGCGAATGAGCGGTCAAGCCTTTGCCGCCGGTAACTTCCGTGAACGGGCGCTCCTTTGAGCCTTTCGCAAGTGCCGTAAGTTCCTTGCTTGTTTCTTCCCGATCGGTAAAGCCTGCTGTTTTGTAGTTGACCCCGGGTACGGGAGCGGTTATGTCAAAACCGTTTTCGTCATACGCAATCGGTTCAACTTCATACGCAACGAGTTCGCCGTTATACTGAAAGCTCACGCGTACTGTCGGCGTTGCAGGAACAAGCACCGGCTGTACATTGACCGTCTGCCCAACGGTAACGCCGCGAAGTCCTTGCAGACTATAGCGAAGCGATTCTTTTACGTGCGGATGGACAATGCTTACCGAAAGGTCTCCACCTACACGGCGGGTTTGAATACCGGCGGTAAAAATCTGCCGGCAGATAACCGGATTGGGCAGCTCCCTCAGCTGTTTCGGTAAGATGCGCTGCCAGAGTTCCGTCCTGCTGCCGATTTTCTTACCGTGCCGCGTAATGCGTGTGTCTTGTCCTTCGATAAGGTTTGCGTTATACGCCGCACACCACCGCTCTGCAGCTTCATTGAGTGCCGCAAAGCTATGAACCGGCTCCAGCTTTAAGCGGCTTTCAAACTGTGTTTCAACGATATTGTTGCTGACTTCTACTTGTCCCTTTGCCCGCGGGTTTCCCGGAAGGTGCGGCTTTGTTTCTACTTTAAGCGCGGTAAGCGCT